CTTTCATCAGGATCCTCTTGATCGAAATCATAGTAGACTTTTTTATCACCAATTTGTCGGGCTATATACCGATCCGAACGTGGATCTAGATTGACTTCAGGATATCTCTCAAGGATTTCCATGTTAGTATCAGTATCGCCAAAAGCTCTTACTTGAACCTCAAAAGTACCGTACTTGTAATTGGGATCTGTAGACGCCCGGAGACTGGCAACTGAAATCTTAAACTTATCATTGCCATATTGTCCGTCAGACAAAGTTTCAAAATGAAACAGATTATACTCTTTGCTACCAAAGGGCTGAGAGATAAACTCTGTAGTCCTCGGAGTCGTGTAACGAGTGTCATATCGACCGTAGAGTGACAAGAAATTGAGTGTCGTATCACCCGAAGTAGCACTCTTATTGACTAGTGATCCTGAGACCAGGGTGACTGTATTAGAGGCCCTGGACACAACTGGAGCCAGCTCATCCGAAACAGCAAAATCCAGATAGAGAAGATGCTGCTCATCTTCAAACTTTAGAGGATCTGTATTAAGAACCTTAGAGATGTAGTTTGAATCAGCAGGGTCTAAGGAGGCAGTTAGAATTCTAAGCCCAGGAAGTTCATCATTGGACCACGTTTTTCCTGCTGAGGAACTCACAACTAACTTGAAGTACTTTGTAGAGGAAAGTGGACTACCAGAAATAGCACCTACCTTTGCTCCATCATCATCCAGAGTCACAAGTGTTGCAACTTGATCATTATCAAGAATCTGTAACTGTGTGCCCGTAGCCATAAAAACCACACCGCGAACCAGCTGTACATCTTCAGTGTCTGCATCTCTATCTACAAAAAAGCTATTGTTATCAGTGAATACTGGAAAACCTGCAGCTTCAGTAGAGAGGGGTCGATGGGTTGCCACAATCATCTGTGTGACACCTTTCCATCTACCTAAATTTGAAGTACCGACACTATTTCCTTTAGTACCCGTAATAACAAACCCAGCATTCTTAACAGTTCCTTGAGTTGCTGTATTAGAGATATTAGTAGCAGACTGATTTGCGCCGGCTCCCAAGACTCTTAGATATGTCAAAGATGTCTTGTATTTTAAAAATTCTCTTACTGCATAGGGCCCGAACCTATCTGGATCCAGATTACCAAACTTAGTTTGGAAGTCTGCAAACGACCCGACAGTCACAGGGACAAAAGCGGGCCCCCTATCTGCGGTACCAATTACACCACCAGGAGTTCCTGTTGGTGAAACGACTCGCGCCGATAAATCAATTTCCTGTTCAAAAAAGCCAGGTGAACGAAATGTTTGTTCAGCCATTGTATCTCCTAGAGCGATCTTTCCCTAGTTTAAGTATTAAGTTCAAAGCTAAAAATATCCTTAGAGTGTCTCTCTAAAGACGGTTTCTCCTTTTCTAGTTATCCGTGTCTTCACGACAACTATTTTCTTTACGTCTTTGCCGGTAAATGGGTCTTTAGTAATTTCATACATCTTAGTGGTATTGTCATCAGAGTAAGTTCCGCCAACATTAGCAACAGACTCCCTTGGAATTTTAGGTCCCTCTTTGTCTTGTGAGACTCTCCTAGAGTCAGCCGCTGCTTGAGCAGAAACTCCCGCGACTGCCTGGCCAGGCAGAGGATTGTAGGCAGTCCTTTCATCTTCTAAAATATAATCAGTAGGATCCCCCGAAGCAATTCCCGCGGGCGGAGGATTCACTAGATTGTCATTAATAATTTCAGCATCAAAAGAAATCTGAGGTGCTGAATAAAATTTCCTTAAAGTAGACTGTGCACCCTTGTACGGTGAGCCGACAATATACGCAGGGACTGTCACTTTAAATGTGTAGCGGACTATCCTTTCACTATCGGTGTAATCATCGAAATTATTACCTGGTGAAAGTTCATCACCAACGTAACCCACAAACCAGTACCCTTTAGGTGTTTCTAACTTAAACGTTCGTTGCGAGTAATTCTGATACAGACTCATTAAGCACATCAGCATATCATTCATCTGTTGAGTGTACTGCGTCCAGAATGTTATTTCATATTCTGCTGTGTAATATTTGGGAGGAGGCATCGTTATTATTTCAAAGATATTATTTCCCAAGTTTGGATCTAAAATCTTTCCTGCAGACACCTTCAAAGACATGTTAAAAGCATCTCTTCTCGTCGCGACGCGTCCCGGTGCAGAGCCTGTGACAACTGCTCTTGCTGTTCGAGCAGGATCATTATTTTCTAATGCCAGGTCAGATGCCAGATCATCAGAATTCTGTATATTCATTTTATTGACGAGCTGCTGATACATCGGATCTCTTTCAGACAGTTTTTTCTTTACTGTCATGACAGCGCCTTGATTAGTTGCCGCGCCCATAGTGGAAGATTGTGTCACACCCGATCTCATTATTGATACAAGGGGTAAAATGAGAGCTCCGGCGCGATCTCTTAGGGGTTCTTTTCTCCGCAAGACAGCAAATCTTTCACCAGAAGCAAATATTACAGGTGATCTACGTAATCCTGTCTTGTGCTGGTATGTGAAAGGCATTTCCGAATTAAAAAGAGTAAAAAGAGCTCGATCCACATCTTCAATAGTACAATTAGGAATCTCTAAGTCAGTAGGAATGTGATTAGTTTCTAAGCCCGTAGAGGCACTGTGGCCCTCGGATTCATTTTTATATGTTCGAGTTGACATTCATTACCTCTTAGGAGTCAGCGTAAAAAGCAGAATCGATCATTCCTATCTCATCTTTAGATTTGTTACCACCCTGAGGAGAGACCTCAGCTGGTCCTGAAATAGGTTCTGTCAAGACACCCTTCTTTTGTAGTGATCTTACATCATCAGTGGGACCCTCTTTATTTTCAGCAAAGCCTCGCTGCTGGACAAATGTTTCTTCTATAGAACCCTTATTTGTGTAGCTCTCATCAGTCGGACCGATGGGAATCTTATCAATGAGACCAATTCTTGATTGTTTACCAGTTAATTGAAGACCCACTCCATGCTCAACTTGGCCGTATGCTTGACTTTCTATAATAGCACTCACTATTTCAAAAAATGTATCACCGTAACTAAAAAAGTCTCCAGAATCAGGGTTAATGTTTCGATCCAATAAATCACGCTCGTGTAAGAAGACATCAATTGTTGCTAATTGTTCGGATCCGTATCTTCCAGTAGAGACCTCACTAGCTTGCCACTCTACCCTTCCATCTATTTCAACCGGCGGGTTAAAAACTTTTTCAGGAGCTTCTTCATAGACATCATGAATATCTGTAAGATCTTCTCTAACCTTGTAGTAGTATATTTTTTGCCCTACAACGTCCTTAATAATTTCTTTAGTAAGATCCGATATTAAGTCTATCTCTCGAGGGGTAATGAAAAGTCTGGCCATTTATCTAATCACCCCATTAAAATCGCTTTGCCATTAGGCATTGGAATTTGCTTCAAAACTCTAGTTAAATTTTCGCTAGCTGCTGCTTCGTCTTCCAGCATCTTGCCGTAAGTTAATGCTTCTAGCATTTCAGTCAATTTAGTTTTTAATGCTTCTTTGTCTTCTCTCCCCTGAGACACTAGATTGTCTCCGTTGAGAGTGAGATCTGACCCTGGAATGGGAATAGTTGAAAACTTGGATCTTATGAGCCCTAGAGTTACTGTACTAAGTGCTAATGCATACTGACGTACCCACTGCCTCCCAATAGAATTAATCTTCGTATATGTTAATCTTCCGTACGGAATGTTTGATAAATTATTAATGCCGTAGATAGAATCATCTTTATACGCAGGGTTCATAGGGTCTACATTAAAGTTAACTCGAACCCATAGTTTCTTGGGTCTAACAGGCTCACCAGACGGTGTAGGGTAAATTCTTATTTTAGTGCCTATTACCCTATAAGAATAGTTGCTCCTTCGAACCCTAGTTGACATGTCTAGCATCCCCGCGCGTAGTACATCTTCAAAAACCGGTAACACATAGAACATCGTTTCAGGAGTGTAGGATTCAAAGGCAAACTCATTTGCAAGATAGTTGATTGCTGAAGTCGTGTCAAAAAATCTATATGAGTTTTGAGGGCTAAAGTGATACACTTCCATGATCTTCATTTTTGACTTAGACCCTGCTGCTTGAGTATCAAAGAGTGCTGTTCCGGAATCATTCTTTAAATCAGTATAAAGATCGTAATCTTGAACTTTAGCTGTTGTATCGATGGAACCGGAAAGCATATTATATGATCCACCCAGGCCTGCTTCCATCACATAAGGCTCTGCCCGTCGGGTCATCCAGTCTAAATTTTCCCTGGGAAATCTTTGCTCACTTCCGCTTAGTGATCCAGTAGCGCCGCCCATTAAATTAGCTAGCTGTGACTTAGCTTGATACTGATTTATTATGGACCCATACTCACAAAATGATTCTTCAAAACACGCCCAAATCTGCTTTTTTGTTAACTCAACGCTGAGAACATCATCACCCAGTTTTCGCTTAACAAAGGTGACCATAGAATCAGCTTCCGTTTGAAAATCTGCGTCTGTATCAAAGAAACCGAAGGGCGTGGGATTTGTAGTATTCGCGAATGTTGCCATGTAAAGACTCCGACATGGCTAAGTATTTAGCTCTAAGCGTCTAAAATACTTTCAAGAACACGTTTCAATTCTTTTCGCTGTCTAACAGTGCCTAAAAAGTGCATACGAGTGACTGCAGCCGGGCCCTTATCTGAAACTCTTTTTTTAATTTCTTTTATCATTCCATCGGAAAGTCGGCCGCCAAATTTTCTACTAGAATTTAAAAGCTTGTTAAGCTTCTTATCCTTTTCAGAAACTTTATCAGACCAAGTTTTCATATTTTGCTTAACGGGACTGACTTTTTTAGGAGTAGGCGCTGTTGTAGGCGCCGATGATCGGGTAGATCTTGTAGATCTAGCAGCCGATGGGCTCGATGTAGATGTGGATCGGGTAGATCTTGTAGATCTAGCAGCCGATGGGCTCGATGTAGATGTGGATCGCGTAGATCTAGATCTTGTGGGTGTTGTTTTTGTCTCTG